AGACACGCGGGAGGCGACAAGATGAATAAATTCGACACAGAGACAGAGACTCGCACGAAGATATTCAATAAGCGCAGTTTACAGGCTACGCTTAAACAGTTTCGACAGGCCGGTTATTATGTCGTGAAACAGAGCCACGGTTATGACGTGCTCGACGACGAACGTTTAATCTTTCAGGCTATGAATGGTACCAACAGTTATTTGGTGCGCCTAGATAAACAACTATTAGCAGAGGAAACAGCATAATGAGCAAACTACAACCGGTAAATATATTTTATACGCCCGACAGCATAGAAGAGCTACAAGACCATCTGGCACAGTACACAGGCACAGATGCCGTTATAGCACAGACAGCCGCATTTATGGCATGGAACCTAGCAGCACGACTGACTAGCACAGAGGAGGCAACAGCAGATGAATAAATATAAACGGTTTTTAGAATTGGCAGTATTATTTTCGGGCGGATTCGTCGCCGGTAGTTTGATTATGGCAGTATTCACTTTAGCCTATAGAGCTATTACAGCGGTTTAACAGATAGCCTGTGGGGTTGCATAGGGTAACCCCTTAGAACGGCTTAGAATTGATTACAAGAGGTTTAAAGGGTATGACATACGCAGAGTTTAAAAAACAGCACGACAAGCTACTCACAGAGCTGATATTTTCAGAGGCTAGTAACCAAGCCGAACGAGTCGAGAGGGTCGAGAGGCTACGCGCCGATAACCCAAAATATTGGGCTGTGCTATGGGGTGAATTATAATGTCAGATAAAGAGAATAGCGTAGGAAACTGGAGAAGTCACATACTTGTAAAATGTCTGGCCTGTCAGAGAACAATGGGTTATCATCTGCGCTCGACGGTAGAAATATGTATTGATTGTACTTTAAAAGGATACGGAGAGAAAAAATGAACGATTATAGGTGTAGGGTATCAGAAGAAGATGCGAGAGATTCACATTTTGACGGACTAACGGACGCGGAAGAGAGAGAGTTGGCACTACAGGCGCACATTGACCGACGCGAGACTTTAAAGGCCATAGTAGCGGCCTCGCAGGAAAAAATAGATAGACTGTTAAAGTTTGCTAATTTTTCGCCAGATGCTGAGGATATTGAGGCCGCAGAGACGTTGGACGAATGTCTGGACTTCTACATATATAAATTTATATTGAAAGATAGAGAGGTTAAACCATGATTACAGACAACACGACAGAGAACGACCTACTAGCGGAGACAATCGACGAGCTAGGTCAGAGCCTAACGGAACTACAGCAGGTTATAAACGATATTAAAGAGCAGGTAAACTATAGACCGGAGGAAACAGCATAATGGCAACATATTACGCACTGGAACAGAAAATAATCGACTGGCACAACGCACGCAACCTTATTGAGGGTAGCACAGACCACCAACAGTTTGAAAAGCTATTGGAAGAAGTAGAAGAGCTAAGGGTGAACATAGAACACAGTCAAGACTTCAGCGACGACGTAGGGGACATTTTGGTGGTACTGATAAACCTATGCGAGCGACACAATTTAACATTGACGGACTGTATGAATGTAGCCTATAATGATATTAAGTACCGCACAGGGCGTATGGTGGATGGTATTTTTGTTAAAGACTTAATTGACGACAGCGGGAGAATTAAAAATGCAAGCTAATATTTTTGGAATGTTTTTAAACGTAGAACCACGGTTCGGCATTGGGTTGGACATAGAGAGTGTAGAGAGCCGGCCAGTATGGACAGTAAAAGACGGAGAGTTAGGCACGATGGCTTTTGATGGGTTGGTGTTGCTACTACCCTTCTTTATTGTTACACTAGGGAACGTATGGACGGAGGTAGACGAATGATTATATGGGCTTTAGTGAGCGTGGGTGTACTAATAGGTGTATACTACGCACGGAGGAATAAAAATTGATATTGACAATATGTTTAACAGGTATAATCCTATGCCTAGGCTATGGCATCAAAGAAACTATGGAGAAGTGGGACGATGAGCAAGATTAAAGAGCAATTGATAGGATACGAGCAGAACGACTGGATAGCTGACGAAGACCACGTAAAGGTCGATGAGGTCACAGAGTACCTACTGTACGCGATGAGCGTATCAGAGATGCAACAGGCCGCACGACAGCACATACAGCATGACCTGTACACTATGGCGCGTAGCGACTTCAACAAGGTACATTATGACACTATAGGAGTGCATACAAAATGAGTAGGTGCAAAGCGTGTGACGCTATTATGACAGAATCAGAGTTAAAAAGGACTGATTATAATACAGACAAACCCCTAGACCTATGTTATAATTGTATGAGTATTTCAACTAATGCGGCACTTGCCTTTGAAAACGGCGGGTTATTAGACTCAGAGGAAGAAAGTTTGGATTTAGAGTCATTAGGGTTTGACATAAGCAACAATTAATGATATACTATACTTATGTTATGTTCTTTTATAATAAACTAAAAGCAACTAACTAAGGTATACTTAAGTAGTAACAATTTAATTTAATCAAAAGGTAAATAGATATGACAGCACAAGTATTGGAAGGCACAGTAGCATTCGAGAATCTCACCGAGCATGAGATGTACAACGGACAGTCCACCGGTAAGTTCTCTCTGGTATTGTCTCTGGACGACGACAAAGCCGCAGAGCTAGACTCAGCAGGCGTTAAGCTCCGCGAGTACGAAGGTGTCAAACAACGCAAGTTTGCAAGCAAGTTCGAGGTTGGTGTCTTAAACGCTGACGGCTCACCGTTCGCAGGTCGAGTACCACGAGGTTCTAAGGTACGCATCTTGTGGCAGGAAGGCGCACCACACCCAGTACACGGAACCAGTACATACCTCAACAAGGTCAAAGTATTAGAGGTAGCGGAACAGACTGACTCGAACGAGGACTTTTAATGACAGAGAAGTCTACCTTCTTGAAGCACGAGTCATGCCCTAAGTGTGGCTCTGCTAACAATCTGGCAAGGTACTCTGATGGTCACGCTCACTGCTTTAGCAATGGGTGTGGCTACTACGAGAAGGGCAACGGAACTGCCCTAGACTTTGCACCACGTACACCAACAAGGGCATTTGAGATGACAGGAGTAATAGCGGCAATCCCTGACAGGCGAATCTCACAGGGCATAGCGCAGAAGTTCGGCGTTACTGTGGAGTTCTCACCGGAGGGACAAATTGTCAAGCATCACTACCCGTACTATGACAAGGACAGCAACAAGCCTACAGGGACGAAGGTTAGACAGGTAGAGACCAAGGGATTCTACGCAACAGGGAACTTTGATAACGTAGGCTTGTTCGGTCAGCAAGCATTCAGGGAAGGCGGTAAGTACATTACCATCACCGAGGGAGAGGCGGACGCACTAGCAGTCAGTGAGATGTTCGACGGCAAGTGGCCTGTAGTGTCTATCCGGTCAGGTGCGGCAGGAGCCAGTAAGGACATTAAAGCCAACTTGGAATGGCTAGAGTCGTTCGACAACGTAGTGATATGTTTCGACAATGACAAGGCAGGACAGGAGGCGGCACAGTCAGTGCTTAACTTGTTCACACCTAACAAGGCTAAGAACGTGGTACTACCCTTGAAGGACGCAGGGGATATGCTCAAGGCTAAGAAGATACAGGAGTTCACTAGAGCATGGTGGGACGCTAAGGTCTACAGACCGGACGGGATTGTCTCAGGCATGGATACGTGGGACTTGCTACAGGAACAGAAGGACATCAAGTCGATACCTTATCCGTGGGAATGCTTGAATGAGTTCACACACGGATTCAGACCACGGGAACTGGTCACGATAACGTCAGGGTCGGGCATGGGTAAGTCTCAGATTATGCGAGAGCTAGAGCATTACCTGTTGAAGAACACCGAGGACAACGTGGGTATCCTAGCACTGGAAGAGGACGTACCTAAGACCACGTTAGGCATTATGTCTATCGAGGCCAACAAACAGTTACATCTGCCGGACGTTAGGAACTCTCTGGTAGAAGGCGAGGAACGTGGTTACTGGGAGAAGACATTCGGGTTAGACAGGGTACATTTGCTCGACCACTTCGGCAGTACCAGTGAGGACGACTTGCTAGGACGCATCAGGTACATGGCTAAAGGCTTGGACTGCAAATGGATTATCCTTGACCACCTTAGTATTGTAGTCAGTGACCAGAGCAACGGTGACGAGCGTAAGGCAATCGACAGCATTATGACCAACCTGCGGAAGCTAGTACAGGAGACAGGAGTCGGGTTATTCTTGGTGTCACACCTACGGCGACCATCAGGGCAGAAGGCGCACGAGGACGGAGGTAAGATTAGCTTAGGAGAGCTACGAGGTTCAGCGGCTATCGCACAGTTAAGTGATATGGTTATTGGACTAGAGCGAGACCAACAACACGCAGACCCAGAGACACGCAACACTACGTGCGTCAGGGTACTGAAGAACAGGTTTGTTGGACTCACAGGAGCGGCTTGTTACCTGTACTACGATAAAGAGTCAGGCCGTATGATTGAAACATCTTGTCCCACAGAGGATAACGTGGAGTTCTAATGAAGCAGATAGTCTTTGACATTGAGGCGAACGGCCTAACCCCTGATAAGGTTTGGTGTATCGTGGCCTGCGACATACAGTCAGGTGAATTTACAACATGGTCAGGAGACGACCTACATTGTTTCAAGGACTGGATTAAAGAGCAGGACGAGCTAGAGGTCATTGGTCACAACATCATCGGGTACGATATTCCGGTTTTGGAACAGCTACTCGACGTAGACTTCAGCAAATGTAAAGTTACTGACACATTAGTCCTGTCCAGACTGGCAGAGCCATCACGACAAGGCGGTCATTCATTGGAGAACTGGGGTCAGTTACTAAATCAACCGAAAGGAGAACACAGTGATTGGGATAATTTTTCTCAGGATATGGTGGAGTATTGCCGCCAAGACGTTAGAGTTAATGAACTTGTGTACCATAAATTACTTCTTGACCTTACAGGTTTTGGAAATCAAAGCATTGTGCTTGAAGGTGAAGTACAAAGGATTATTAGCAAGCAAATTAAGAACGGATGGGTACTAGACCAAGAGAAGTCTTTTATCTTATTAGCAGAACTAAAGGAGAAGAAGTATGAACTTGAAGACAAAGTGCATCAGAATTTCAAACCGCTACCAACATTTATCAAAGAAGTTACACCCAAAGTTAAGAAAGATGGTACGTACTCGATTGTTGGGCTTAAGTTTCTAGGCGAACAGTGGACGACAGCGGTAGCACCATTTAGCAGACTGGATTATCCAGAGTTTAACTTAGGCTCACGACAACAGATAGGTCGTTACCTACAATACTTCGGATGGAAACCAGAGACCTTTACAGAGAAAGGACAGCCAATCGTTGACGAAGGCGTTCTTAACAAGGTGAAGGGTATACCGGAAGCGGAGCTTATTGGTGAGTACCTTATGGTACAGAAGCGCATCGCGCAGATACAGAGTTGGTTGGACGCAGTTCAGGACAATGGTAGAGTGCATGGTTATGTCAACGCTAACGGCGCAGTTACAGGACGTATGACACACTCTAAACCCAATGTTGCTCAAGTACCGGCAGGTAATGCACCCTACGGTAAACAGTGCAGACAGGTTTGGACAGTGCCTACAGGCTACAAGCTAGTAGGTATGGACGCAAGTGGCTTGGAATTACGTATGCTTGCACACTACATGAACGACAAAGGATATACTAATGAAATTCTCAATGGAGATATTCACACGGCAAACCAGTTGGCTTCGGGCGTTGAAACTCGAAACCAAGCAAAGACTTTTATCTACGCTTTCCTTTACGGCGCAGGAGATGCGAAAATCGGAAGTATCGTCGGAGGAAGTGCAAGAGATGGTAAGCGACTTAAGGAACAGTTCCTCCGAAATACGCCTGCTCTTAGAAAGCTACGAGAACGAGTTGCTGTGGCTTCAGGAAGAGGTTATGTTCTTGGACTGGATGGGCGAAGGGTCGCTGTACGGTCAGAACACGCGGCACTAAATACTCTACTACAGAGCGCAGGTGCAATCGTTATGAAGAAAGCACTGTGCCTACTGGACGAGTACGCCGCCCTACACAAGATTGATTATAAGTTTATAGGAAACATACACGATGAAATCCAGACGGAGGTCGCAGAGAAGGACGCAGAAAGGTTTGGATGGCTCGCAACTGCTTGCATTGAAGCGGCAGGAAAACACTACAACCTCAACTGCCCTTTGGCAGGAGAGTACCAAGTCGGAGGAGACTGGAGTGAAACCCACTAAAGCGGACAGGAAGAAGTTTGACATTGATTTAGCATACGGCGAGGTAAGGGAAGATAAGATTGCTGATATGTTACAGAACAAGAAGATTGAGGTTAAGTCAGAGAAGGATATGTGGCAGAAGACTGGTAACATCTGCATCGAGTACCAGTCATGGAGTAAGCCTTCAGGGATTGAAGCCACAGAGTCTGACTACTGGTTCCACAACCTGTGTGTAGGAGACGAAGAGTACTGCACCTTAGTGTTTGATACGAAAGTCTTGAAGAAGATTATCAAAGCGAATAAGTTTAGGTCGGTACAAGGCGGTGACCACAATGCCAGTCGAATGTATTTAGTACCTTTAAATAAATTATTTACAGAGGATGTGATACAGGCATTCAAGGACATCGAAAATGAAACAGACTGAGACTCTAGTAGACGACATATACGCCCTGATGGAAACAAAAGACGCAGACCCATCAGTAGACGTTGAAGCGGAGATTGAGAAGTACGGAGAGAACATTAAAGCCCTGATGCGTACAGAGTTTGGCAGAGAGAAGCGAAAGGATAACCGGACGCTCAGACTGTCGAACATAGGACGCACAGACAAGTACCTGTGGAATCACGTACACGGTACTGATAAAGAGAAGATACAGCCACACACCTACGTCAAGTTTATGTATGGTCACATGGTTGAGGAGATGTTGTTGTTCCTCACACGTATGGCAGGACACACAGTCACAGATGAACAGAAGGTATGTAATGTAGGTGGTATTGTAGGACACATGGACTGCAAGATTGATGGTGTAGTGACGGACGTTAAGTCAGCCAGTGCCTTTGGTTTT